CTATCACTTAATCATTTACTCAAGGATACTACGATTACTACAGACACTACGGATACTACAGCAACTTAACCAGCCATAGGGGGAGCCTAGTTGGTGAGTCCGTACTATTAATAAACTATCATAATTAGACGAGAGAGGAGTTTGGGTTTATTCAATTAATTATAGATTTAATTAAGTAATTGTGGATAACTATGTGGATAACTATTAATTTAGTAAGAAAAGCGGGTTTCGGCTTTACTTTAGTCTGTTTATCAGCTACAATCGAACCTAAGTTAACTACTTAAGTAAACTCGGGTTCTAGGGAGAACCGTCATTACCTTCTGAGGAGTAACTATTAGATTATCCTTTATGTTTATTAAGCTTTATTAAAGGTCTTCTAAGTAGTCTACTACACCGAAATCCAAGACAGAGACACCTAAATCCGAGTAGAGCTTAAGTTCTATGACTCCGAGTTAAAGACCTATCGGTCTTCACCTCTGAGCCAGCCTACGGCTTAAGTTACTTAAGTTACTTAGGTGGTTCGATTAATGTTTATAATGTTTAGCCCTATATAGGATAACTAGATGGTTGATAAAAGAAAGACTATGCCTCACCTTTTTAAGAAAGGTCAAATCCCTAACCCTAATGGAAGACCTAAAGGTTCTGTTAATAAATACACTCAACTTGCTAGAGAACTCTTAAGCTCCAGAGGAGAAGAGATTGTTGAGGTTGTCATTGCTAAGGCTCTTAAAGGTGATGTTCATTGTCTTAAAATGTGTATGGATAGAATTGTTCCTGCTCAGAAAGCTATTGAGATTAAACATACTAAGAGTGAAGGTGGGTTGACTATCAATGTTGGAACGACTGAACAGATAGAAGAGATGGCTAAGGTCAATAAACCTAAGAGATTAAAGACTAAAGGTGATGATGAGGTCATCGCTACTATTGTAAAAGAAGAGGAGAAACAAGATGTTTGATTCAATATTACTAGAAAGAGTGTCTTCTATAATAGATGAGACTATACCTACGATTGTAAGCATAGACGCTATTGTGTACTTTTCCTGGTTAGATGATGATTTAACTAAAGTTAGTTTATCTAATGGGGAACATTTTCCTGTTGTAGGTAACTATAGAGAGTTAATGGGTATTACTGGACAAAGCTGGACTGAGTAGTGGGTACTCTTAATGTTGAGTTACATCCTGCTCAATTAGAGATATTCAATTCAAAAGCTAGATTTAAGGTTGTTGCTGCAGGAAGACGTTTTGGTAAGTCTAGATTAGCTGCATGGATATTGTTAATCAAGGCATTACAATCTGATTCTAAGGATGTCTTCTATATCGGTCCTACCTTCCAACAATCTAAAGATATCATGTGGAATATGCTTAAGGAACTCGGGGGAGACCTTATTCAAGATACCTATGAGAATACCGCTAGAATAACTTTAACAAACGGAAGAAGAATCTATTTGAAAGGTTCTGATAGACCTGATACCTTACGTGGTGTTGGTCTTGCTTATGTTGTACTAGATGAGTATGCTTCTATGCGACCTGATGTCTGGGAAATGATTATTAGACCTACTCTAGCTGATGTACGTGGTGGTGCTTTGTTTATTGGTACACCTGCGGGTAAGAATCACTTTTATGACCTCTATACAGAGTCTAAAAACGATGAAGATTGGGAAACCTTCTCATTTAACTCTACAGATAATCCCTATATACCAGAAGATGAGATTGAGACTGCCAGGAAGTCTATGTCTTCTATGGCGTTTAGACAAGAGTTCGAGGCATCCTTTGAAACATTCTCTGGTGGTATCTTTAAAGAGGAATGGTTCTTACAAGGTAGTGAACCTGATGAAGGTAACTACGTTATTTCGGTTGACCCTGCTGGTTTTGAGGCTTCTGAGAAAGAAAGGGGGCTTAAATCCTCTAAATTAGACGAGACTGCTATTGCTATTGTTAAGATAGACCGAGATAAGTGGTGGGTTAAAGATATTATGCACGGAAGGTGGTCTATTAAAGAGACTGCTTCTAAGATATTAAAGGCAGCTTCGGTCAATGAAGCTACTACTGTGGGTATTGAGACTGGTTCGTTGAAGAACGCTATACTTCCTTACCTAGAAGATGAGATGAGAGCTACTAATCGCTTTGTTCACATAGATGAACTACGACATGGCGGTAAAAAGAAGTCAGAACGCATCACTTGGTCCCTTCAAGGTCGGATGGAACACCAACAAATCACCTTTAATGAGGATAAAGACTGGAGATTCTTCATTTCACAGATGCTGGACTTCCCTTCACGTTTATCACATGATGACCTTCTAGATGCCTTGTCCTATATAGACCAGGTAAGTATTGCGGACTTCGCCCACTCTATACAATTCGATGAAGAATGGGAACCTGAGGATGTTATTTCAGGTTATTAATAAAAATAGTTGATATTCCTATTTACTTTATGATATATTGTGCCTAAATTCCTATACAAATCAATAACTTATGTTTAATGACAAGGAAACTCAGTATCAAGCTCTTGCTTCGTGGTTGTCATACCGCTTAGAAAGCTGGAGAACCCATAGAGATGTAAACTATGTTACACAGTGGGATGAGTATTACCGTCTTTGGCGTGGTATTTGGTTACAATCAGACAGAACTAGAGAATCCGAGAAATCAAGAATCATCGCTCCTGCTTTACAACAGGCAGTTGAGTCCTCAGTTGCAGAATTAGAAGAAGCTACCTTTGGTAGAGGTAAATGGTTCGACATTCAAGATGATATGTTGGACCAAGATAAAACTGATGCTGAATATGTCCGTAATCTACTACAAGAAGACCTAGAAAAGAATGGTGTTAAGGATGCTGTCTGTGAGATATTCCTTAACTCTGCTATTTACGGTACTGGTATCGGTAAGATTGTTGTTGAACAGAATATAGAGCGTAGTCCCGTAGAAGAACCTGTTGAAGGTACTATGACTACAACACGTCAGTTAGTTGAGACACCTTCTATTGATGTAAAACTAGAACCTATCTCTCCTAAAGAATTTCTAATAGACCCTTCCGCTAATTCTATTAATGAAGCGTTAGGTGTTGCACATGAGGTTATTAAACCTAGATACCACGTTGTTGAAGGTATTAAGTCTGGTATTTATCGTGATGTTCCTTTAGATGGTGACTACGATACTATTAGATTTGGCTATGACCCTGAGATGAAACAGGCGGATGAGTCAGATTCCGTTAAGATTACAGAATACTGGGGTCTTGTACCTAAGCGATTCTTAAAACCTAAGAAAGACCAAGATGATTTTGAATACACTAAGAAAGATGAGCTTGTTGAAGCTGTCGTTACTTTAGTTAATGACGAATACATACTAAGAGCAGAGGAAAATGCTTTCATGATGGTAGATAGACCGTTTATAAGTTACCAACATGACATTGTTCCTAACAAATTCTGGGGTAGAGGTGTTTGTGAGAAAGGTTACAACCCTCAAAAGGCATTAGATGCTGAGATGAGAGCAAGAATTGACTCTCTCGCTCTAACAACTACACCTATGATGGCAGCAGATGCAACTAGACTGCCTCGTGGTATTAAGTTTGAGGTTAGACCTGGTAAGACAATACTAACTAATGGTTCACCACGCGAAGCTTTAATGCCTTTGGACTTGGGAACCACAGACCAAAGCACGTTTACTCAGGTCGCCTCACTTCAAAATATGATTCAGATGGGAACTGGCTCTGCTGATGCTGGTACTGCTGATAGAGCTACCTCTTCAGGTATGTCTATGGCACAATCTGCTTCTATTAAGAGACAGAAACGTACATTAATGAATTTCCAGAACACTTTCCTTATTCCTTTGATTAATAAATCAATGTGGCGTAAGATTCAGTTCGATGTTGAGCGTTACCCTGTTAATGATTACAAGTTCATACCTTATTCAACTATGGGAATCATGGCTAAAGAGTTAGAAATGACTCAGATGGTACAAATGTTACAAGCTATTCCTAAAGATTCACCTGCTTTTAATGTAATCTTGCTTGCTATGATGCAGAACTCCTCTATTCATAACAGAGACCAGATTGTTAATTCCCTTATGCAAGGTAGTCAACCTAATCCTGAGCAACAACAGATGCAAGAGTATCATCATCAACTACAGATGCAACAAGCTCAAGCAGATATTGCTAAAACTCAAGCTGAAGCTGAAGAAGAGAAAGCTAAAGCTTCTAAATGGTATGCAGAAGCTCAAGAACTTGCACCTACTGAGATTAAGATTCAAGAAAAGATACTTAAATTACAGAAAGATTCTATTGCATTAGAGAAAACTAAAGCTGATATTCAGAATAAGAACTCTGAGACTGCTAGAAATGTACCAGAAGTAGAGCATTTGAAGTCAGAGACTATATTAAACATGGCTAAAGCTCGAGAAGCAGCAGCTAAGACACCTATCATAGGAACTTATCAGTGAAGACTGATGAACAATTCTTAAAAGATAGATTAGATTTATTTGAAACTGAAGGTTGGTTAGACCTGATGGGAGAATTAAAGAACATTGAGATTAGTGTACGAGACGTTGACACTATGAAAAATGAACAAGACCTTTGGCACGCTAAGGGTCAGTTGCAACAACTAGGTTTATTATTAAGCTTAGAAGCTGCAACTAAACTAGCGATGGATAACTTGGAAACAAACCCATCATAAAATAACTTCATAACCCCATGTGGGCGGAGACCAAGAAAATGAGTATAGTAGTAGATACAGCACCTGAAGGTGTAGCAGAACAGGTAACAGAAACTCCTGTGGTTGTAGAGGAAGTTCAACAAGAGCCGACTTATGAACCACCAGAGAAGTATGCTGGGAAGACATTGGAAGACGTGATTGGGATGCACCAAAATGCCGAGAAGGTATTAGGTAAGCAAGGTCAAGAGGTTGGACAACAAAGACAGTTGATTCAACAGTTGATGCAACAATCACAAGCTAATCAAGCTACTGAAACGACAGAAGAAGCTGTGAATTTCGAGGATAGTTTTTACGATGACCCTGCTAAGGCAGTAAATTCAGCAATAGAAAACCATCCAGAGATTATCAAAGCTAGAGAAGGTAACGCTAAGTCGGCACAAAATGCTAACTTATCGCAGTTAGAAGCAACAC